GGGGATTTTAGTAACTACGATCAGCGCATTGGAGCCACTTGGATGAGAGCGGCATGGCAAGTGTTGGTGGATTTGCTTAAGGAAACGATTTATTTTAAGGGCTTGTCTGAACGAGATAAAGAGGCCCATGTCAATTTGTGGGATAGTATAATTGCCGGAGTAAGCAACCCTGTCACATGGTTTTTTGGTGATTTGTTGATGTTGGATGGGAGTAATCCCTCAGGGCATCCGTTGACGGTTATTATTAATGGAATAGTCAACTATATGTATATGGCTTACGCTTTTAGTCAATTGTGTCCTAATAAGTCTTTCGATGATTGTGTTCGTATGATGACTTATGGGGATGACAATATGTTGACAGTATGCCCTTCTTGCCCTGAGTTTAATCAAGTGGCCATCACTCAAACTCTAGCTGACATAGGTGTTTTATACACCGATGCTGATAAGGGATCAGTTGCTTCACCTTATTGTAGCAAATTAACTTTCTTGAAACGCACTTGGGTTGCTTGTAGATACACTTGTAACGGTGTTTTGCATGTCGTGTATAAGTGTCCGCTTGAGTTTTCGTCTATTTCGAAAATGCTATCGGTTGAGTTTAAGAGAGATATTGCTGTTAGTAGCAATAGAGCCATTTCAGTTCTAATGACTTCTATGTTTGAACATATTCAGTATGGTGAAGAGCATTATAGAAATCATGTAAGAGTATGTGAAGAGTTTTTAGATGAGTTTCAGTTGAGAGCATTCTTTAATGCTATGTGTCCACGTGGTTGGCCTGACTATGATGAGTACATGCAAACTAGATGTGAGGGAGGCAATGTTTTTAATGATGTTGGTGTCTCCCTTGAGCTCCCCGTGTTGGGGGAGCTCTCATTTGCCTGATAACTCTTTATGGGCCGCAAGACAAGACCTCTTCTTGCATTTGGCCCTCGTTTTATGAGGCAGGTTTGTTGATCAATTCGAATCTTACAAGTGAGCGAACACCTTTTTGGAATAGTAGGAGACTTGTTTGTACATGAGAATTGATCATGTTTGTTATTGGAGTTAGGACGGTCGCTATGCTACCTGAGCTCCATTTCGGCGTATGTTACATGTCGTGAACCAAAGAAACCC